TCTTCAGAACACTCTTCAATAACATCTATCAGAGGACACAAACCTTCTTCTCTTAGTTCTTCTACCCATAACCTAACAGATTGATTATGAGATAAAATTAAGTGAGACTTAGGTCTAGATAAACCATTAGAACTTTTACCAATATATCTATAAAATCCAGTTTCAGGGCACCTAAGACCATATATTAAAAAATCTGACATTATTTGTTTTATTGCATAGTGCAATATACAACACTTTTTTGTGATTAACAAATAAACACGATAAAAAGTTAATGATGAAATTGTTGAATATTTCCATCATTAAACCCATTAATATCTAACTTCCTATAAGGACTTGGAAAACTCATACCTAAATTACCACTTGATGAAATCCGCATTCGTTCTACACCATTTACACCAATGTTCATATCAGCATTACTTTTCTCAGAAGTCAATGTTAACTTTTCTGATTTAATCTCAGGCAATACCATTGCACCTGTAGCAATTACACCAAGCGATTTTAAGAAATCTAATCTTTTCATGCCCGTACGTTTGTGATGACTGTCTCTGTACCAAGTAATGTTGTAGCAACTGACACCGCGTTCTTTAGCGCCTCCTTTGTCACTTTAGCCGGGTCAATGATCCCAACGCTCATCATGTCGCAGATAGCCCCGTTCACCACGTTGACACCCACGCCCTCCTTCTCTAACGCCACGTCATAACTCTTGTCGATCAGCTCCGCGTTTAATAATATTCTTGACAGCGGTGCCACTAGTGCGTTCTTTAATATCTGCTCGCCTTTGTTTGTCGCCTCGATAGCTATTGCGCAATCTTTTAGCGCCACGCCACCCCCTGGAAGAATACCCTCCTCCAGTGCAGCCTTCACCGCACACACCGCGTCGTCCACCCGGTCCTTCTTCTCCTTTTGCTCAATATCTGAGTATGCCCCGACATATATGATCCCAACACCCCCACCTAAATTAGCTATCCGCTCCTTCAAGAAGTCCTTCTCGATTGCACTTGTCTCCACGAGCATCTGCTCATGTAGCTCTTGTGACCTTGACTCGCCATCCCCTTGTGCTCCAAAGATTAATGTGTTGAACCGACCCGACACCACCCGATCAGCACGACCGCAGTCGTCGATGCTTGCCATCGCAAGGTTGTCACCTGTCTGCTCCGAGAAGTATGTAGCCCCTAATGCTATCGCAATATCTTGCATTACTTGATGGCGCTTATAGCCAAAGCTCGGCGGGATAATGGTGCATATCTTCATACCCTTCTTGACTCTGTTCATATTGAACGCGTTCATCACGTTCTCCTCCACCTCACCAATGATTAATAGTGACCTATTGCCCTGCAGTATAAACTCAAGGATTGGCAGGATGTCGTTCACGTTATTAATTGGCTGGTCTGTCACCAGCACGTACGCGTCCTTCATCACCACCTCTTGCTTCTTTTGATCTGTAACAAAGTACTTACTTGCGAACCCTCTGTCTATCTTCATCCCGCTCACCACTTCTGAGTACGTGTCAGCACTTGCGCTCGCCTCGACTGTCACCACCCCATTGAGCCCCACCTGATTGTAGGCATCTGCAATAATCTCTCCGATCACCGCATCACCGTTCGCTGAGATTGTCGCCACGTCCACCAACTTATCTGATGTCACCTCGACCGACTTTAGCGTTAGCTCCTCGATCACCTTGGTCGATGCCGTCTGTATATCTCGTAGCACCTGAGTCACATTATCTGTTTGGTCCATCTCCCGCATCGCCATGTGGATTAAACTCTGCGCAAGCACCATGCTCGTCGTTGTCCCATCCCCTGCCGCGTTGGCTGTCTTCTCAGACGCCTCCCGCATGACCATCACCGCTAAGTTCTCTGCCGGGTCCATTAAGTTTATCGCCTTGGCTACTGTCACCCCATCCTTGGTCACCGTGATGCCACCCACATGATGCTCCGACTCAATGAGCACCGTTCGACCACGTGCCCCCAATGTTGACGCCACTGCGTTAGCAATCTTGTCAATTCCAGAGATTAACTTATCTCTACCTTCTTTCCCAAATACAATTTCTTTGACTACCATCTTATATTAAAATTAACCATTTACCTTGTCCATCTCTACCCTCTATCGGAGCACGCCCATTGCGGAAATAATTTAATCGCTCCAACCACTTACTAAACAACTGCGGTGTCATCATCCGCGACCTACCACTACTATCTCTGTAGTAAAGGTACCCATCCAATTTCTCTTCCACAAACTTTACCTTTAATTTCTTTGGCCGGATCCTCTCCCCACCTGGCACACATCCACTCCAATCCAAAAACAAATCATTCGTCTCATGCACAAACCGCTCCACCGAAATCTTACTCAAGGGCCGAGCCTCATCCTGCCCATCATTACTGAACACCATATACTTACCCGAGGTCGAGTTCGCCTCCTTCACCTGATACCCAAGCTCCGTGGCATACTCACGTAGCATATTATTAAAGTGTTGCTTCGAATAATCTTTTCTCGCTCCTTGCGGACTTGCCAAAAATGAAGCAAGTAAGCCGGCTGTCAAGACCCGCTCTCCCACGGGCAACTCTATCTTGTCAAGCCATTCTTTCATCTGTCTGTTAATCATGTGACAAAAGTAATAAAAACAAAGTAAAAATGCAAGAAGATATGAACAAAAGGCTTAAATGTACGCTTTTTTCAGAAGTAAGCAGAAGCTAACTTGCTACTTATCAACGAGTTACAATATACAACTAGCAGAGATTACCAACTTTAACATATAATTTTTCTATATTACTCTATATATATACTTACTTCTTTATATAAATATATATTTTATATTTTTCTCTTAAAAAAGTATTAAAGTAAGTAATCTATTAAAATAGAAGAAGCTAACTAATTGATAATCAATAAGTTAGGGGTCCGCATACTTTTGTCAAACTTTTATTTTATTCATGTAATTATACACTAAGTTGTACATAAAAAAAGACCTGGCATAGCCAAGTCTCTAATTTTTGTAGCAAATGAACAGAAAATTATTTCTTTTTCATTTTTGGGAACATACCTTTCTTCTCCATCTTTTCTACCTTCTTACCCTCACCCTTCTCGTGCTTTGCCATTTGTTTTTTTGAAGCGTACTTCTCTTTTCCGCCATACTCTGAAATCATCTTTGCCATTGGTTGTTTGTTTTGGTTTACGCAAAGTTAAAAATTTTATTAGAAAAATAGGGGTGGAGGATAACAACCCCATCTCAGCCGACGGGGATCCGGAGGAAAACGCCGGGATCCGGCATAGGGGGGGTCGTATTTAGACATTTGCCTAACTATTTTTTAGCTTTTTTGCTAATTAGCCGAATGGCTAACTAATTGCCCGCGACATTTAGACGTTTGCCTAATTACTTAATTAGAAGTTTACCTAATTAGCCCGCGCGCTAATTAATAACCCGAGCGCGCGCGCAATTTAGACCCATCGAAAACCAAATTTAGGCGCGTCTAAAAAATAATTTAGGCGCTCAGTCTCTTCGGGTTTACCCCGTCCAATTTTCCCGCAAATTCCAAAAATTCAAAAAATCGCTCGAACGGATTACAAAGAATTCAACATAAAATTTATTGTATTATTCCTAGATTTTTGAAGGTTAAACAGCCCTGGCGTTCTTGAATCGCATTTTTTAATGGGACAAAACCTGGAAATTCCAGTACAACTACATTTTTTTTAGATCTATTTTTTTCTACATTTTTTTTACTAAAAATTTGCATAGTATTTTTTTTTCCTACATGTTTGGAAAAAATTAATAACGCAAAATAAAAAACATATGAGAAAATTACTTTCAAAAGGCGATACGAACGCCAAGACCTCAAAAAATTTCCTCGAGACTCATATCCTTTATATGAGTCCATATAACCAAAACAGCAAAGGGATTAATCTTTGCCCTAATGCGACGCAATCATGTATTTTGGCCTGTTTGTTTACAGCGGGGCGCGGGGCGTTTAATTCAATCCAAGAAGCCCGCAAAAATAGGACGGAATTGTACCTAAACAATCGCCAAGAATTTTGCGAGCGCGTCGCAAATGAATTGCGCCTATTAAACAATAAGGCCACAAAGAAAGGCCAAAAAATCGCCGTTCGATTGAACGGGACGACAGACCTAGATTTAATCGCTGTTATAAATAATCGCGTTGGTATTGATATCCTTAATGATTTCCCAATGCTCGAATTTTACGATTATACTAAGGTGCTAGGCAAGGTCAAAAAATACGCAGGAACGTCCTACAAATTAACTTTTTCGCGGGCTGAGACAAACGAGGCCGAGGCCATAGAGGCGCTAAATTACGGCGTTCCTGTAGCGGTCGTATTTGACCATAAAGCGCCAATGCCAAAAACATACCTTGGCCGTATGGTCATCGACGGCGATAGCGCGGACGACCTAATGTTGACCTCGGGCGCTGTCATCCTAGGGCTAAAGGCCAAAGGTCGCGCCAAAAAAGATACACTTGGATTTGTAGTTAAATAATATAAACCTAAAGCCCTAGGGCCGAGGCAAAAATCGGCCCAAAAATAAAATGGACATAAAAAACGCAAGCGAAATTCACGCTAAATTTTTACGGCATATGCTAAATGCTACAGCTATAGGCGTGGATAATTTTATCGATGTGGTGGATAATTTTGTCGATTGTTTTGCCGATCGGTATGATTCTGACCCTATTGAATTAAAAAAATATTTAACCCTTAAATTTAATTAAAATGCAAAAATTCATTAATTATCTAGATGTCGATTTTGGGGTAACTCAAATCGGAAATTTCAAGCTAGAGCGCGACCCAAATACGAGCGCGCTGTATTGGACAAACGGCGCTGTTTACATTTGGGCGTCGCCTAGTTTTGAGGGCGAGGAAGGTGTGGTCGATTTGCAATTGCAGTACTTCGACGAGAATGGCGAGGAACATTTAAGCGACGGCGAAATATTTCATATTGACGGCGATTTGCAGGAGCAAAAAAACCAATACTTGGATGTGGTGACCTCGGTCATCCGCGAGGTCGATACGATGCAGTTTTATACGCATTACTACGAGAACATGAACAGCGTTTTGGATTATAAATTTTGGAACACATACATAAAATGAAAGCGAAAATATTATTTACTGACGGATTGAGTTACGACGAGGATGTAACTGAATTATTCGAGGGCGAAATCGTAGAAGTTTTGACCCTAGATTTAAATAATGAATTTGTCATGGTCTTAAGCGAAAGCGGGGTGGAGCATGGTATAGATTTAGAAAGAATTTCACTTATAAATTTTTAAAAACATGTATACGTTAAATAACACAGCAAAATTTTTGCAGGATAATCAAATCAAAATTATTGGATTTGAGGAATCAGTTGATTGGGAAATAGAAGACGACGGAATTTATTTGGAGAATGGTTTAGCCCTTCAAATTGGCGATGATTATATAGGTATTTCGCATGATAACGGCGATGACACTTACACCTATTTTGGCTATTACAAGAAAGGAAAATCCTTGGCCGTTATGATTCACATTTTACTAGACCGATACGCGATATGAAAAAAATAGCTATTTATTGGAGTTCTGAAGATGTTCTTCAATTGGCCGAGTGGAAACATGGCATAGAATTAACAGAAAATCAAGCTGATGAGATTCTAGAAAACATTAAGCATACACATGATGCCAATGTTGGTATAAATTGGGATGTAATTGATTGTCACATAAGTATGTATTTAGAAGAGATATGAAGAGACTAATTTCCAGTTTATGCGCTATCCTGGTTTTGTTCCTAGAGGTGAACGAACCTGCAGGTTTTTGGACTTTCCTTGGTGGAGGTATCCTATTGTTAAATTTTATCCATTTTATAACCCAAGTTTCTAATGAGCAAGAAAGTAATTAACTCGGGCGATTATTCGCTCCACATCATCGCCTCGGAGGGCGGTGTAATTATCGTGCGCGTTTTCGATCGTGGTACAAAATCAGAAATCGAGTCGGCAATATTCACCGATGTCGATGACAATTTGCGAGACTATGTCGCGCAGTTTACGAGTGCAACTAAATCAATTTTTAACTTTTTAAATACAATTTAATATGGCAAATGTATGTATCAATTGGATTCAAGCTTTTGGAGATGCGAAGGCAATCAAGAAATTTAACAAAGAATTACAAATGGACGAGGATATGTACTCGTTGGATTTGATTCGAAATGAAGGTACTGAAATTACTTTCAGTGCTGAGTCAAGGTGGGCGCCACCCGTTGATTGGATAAGGGATAATAGCAGTGATTTTAAATTGCTTATCGAATGCGAATACTCTGAACCCGGTTCAGATATCGCAGGTAAATTCAGCTATAAAAATGGCGAGAAGATAATGGATTTAGAATTCAGATACCTTGAAGGTCGGTATCAATTGATGGATTGGTACGAGTTTATCGAGTGCGAAGTTCAATACCGAATCCAAGATGCTGAGACATTAGATGAATTCCTTGAGGACTTTGACTTTTGTACTGAAAAAGAGATTAAAGAGTTAACTGAATTGTATCACGAAATCGCAGAATAAAATGAACGCAAAAGAACTTTTGAATTACCTATTGGAGTTAGACAAGGTCTATGATTTATCCAATGTAAGCATCTACCATCGTGCCGACCGAGATTCGGATGTGGAGATTGTCACTCATGTCGAGGAGGATTTGTACGATGCTGATACGAATTCAAACTTAGAATCAATCATGTTTTTAAACGACCCAACTGAATTGTAATATGACACACGAAGAAGATGTTTGGACATGCCACGAATGTGGCGAATTGAAAGGTCGGCATGACCTATGGTTTGATGGTGACATCTGCGAGGATTGTAACTCGAAGATAGATGTCTTGGTCGGATGCGAGGAATCGCAAGCGATAACAAAAGAGTTGAGAGCGTTGGGCATAAGGGCATATAGCTGTGACCTATTGCCATGCTCGGGCGGTCATCCCGAGTGGCACATCCAAGGCGATGTGTTCCAAGTAATATACGACCACCCCGAGATTCAGTTGGGTATCTTTCATCCACCATGTACCTATCTTTCGCAGAGCGGTACGCAATGGTACTACCATCCCGATGACAAACATCTGCCCGCCCAGTTGAGAAGACCCCATCCGAGATATCCAAATCGAGCCAAAGACCGAGACGATGCGATTGAATTTGTGAAGCGATTGTACGAGAGCGACATCCCTAAAATTGCGGTTGAGAATCCAATTGGCGTGCTGTCTACAGCATGGCGCAAGCCCGATCAAATTGTACAGCCTTGGATGTTTGGCGATGAGGCCAACAAGTCTACATGCTTTTGGCTGAAGGGATTGAAACCATTAGAGCCGACTAATGTGGTGGGCAAGGGGGAATTCTTTGAGTTTGTTGGTAACAACGGCAAGGTCAAGCGCCAACCGATGTGGTACTACAAAGCCTTGAGTGAGGCCAAGACTCCCGAGGAGCGTAGAACATTACGCAGTAAAACTTTTCAAGGTATGGCCCAGGCCATCGCTAAACAATGGGGCAATGAAATCAAAGTCTGAATTGGATAGGTTCTACGTTAAAATTGTGGGTGGTACAGCAATCGTATTTATTTTATTTATAATCTTATTAAGAAAATTGTAATGTGGTGGTTTAAAGAAGTAGAACTAATTGACGAGGTTGCACGCAAGGTCTTGTATCGTCATAGAATAAAAAAGTTGGACATGTTCCGTAACACAAAGAGGCAAGCATGCTCTCATGCTCGGCATCACTTTTATTTTGCATGCCATAAGGCGGGCATAAAGATAGCCGACATTCAGCGGTATTGCGAGCGATACGGATATCCTATTGATCACGCGAGCGTGATATATGGGATTAATAAATTTAAGAAGTTAGAAGCAGACATTTTAATGACAGACATCGATGAAAAAATCAAAAGAAAACCCATCTCAAACGGGCTTAACATTTAACGAGTGGATAAATCATATTAACACACAATTAGAAAATCATGGAGAAAGAAATAGAAGCATTCAAAGAACTGATATTAAATGGCCAAAGGGGAGGAAGGTTTCATCTCACTACGCCCTCGAACAATAGGCTACAGCTGTTGTTTTTTAAGAGCAAAGACTCTGACAAGTTTGTACTGCAAGCATATGAGAATACCTTTTGGTTATGGACATCTCATAGCGCCACCAGGTGGATATTGGCTAAAGATTTTGAGGAACTAATAAATGAATATTTATGGTAGCAATTAAAAATTTAATGACCGCATCAATACTTATATTGATGATGCTTGGATACAGCATGCAAGCAATTTTAATTTCACTTTCCCTATTGGGAGTTATAACAATAATTTACTATGGACGAAGACGAGAAGATGGTCAGTAAGGCATATGTGATATTCATATGTTGGATAGTTTCAATTATTTATACAATCTATTTTTTAATTACAATATGAAAGACAACAAGCGAGTTTACCTGTCAATTTTAATTTGGGTCATATGGATGGCCATCATTTTATTTTTATTTAATACGATTTATTC